GGTCATGTCTTCAACGTCATTGACCATATCACCTACATCGCCTGTTGGAGATTTATCATCAACATCGTGGCCTAGTTGACCTGAGAAGTCTGCTGGTTCATCACCGAACTCTGCCGAGCCTGCACCCATTTCAGCTTCTTCATCTTCAATACCGTCAATATGACCTAATGCTTTAGCAATATCGCTCATTGGTTCTTGGTGTCCCATTTGACCAGCAGGTTCAGCAGTTAATGCCTGACCGCCAAGTGCATCTGGAGTACCTAAATGATGACCAGCATCTTTAACGCCTGCTAGGTTCATAATTTGTGTAAGCATGCTAGCTACTTCGTCGCCTGATGCGGCAGAAGCATTTAAACTAAAACTAGCTGATGGTTTTTGCATACCCATTGGGCTTGGACTGCTCATCATGCCCATCGGACCGCATTCTGCTAGACCTTCGTTTAAACCTGAAAGTTTTTGTAGTTCCGCGATACTGATTTGTTCAGTTACAACAGTTTCACCTGTGTAGTTGTTCAAAACAGTAACAGCATTAGTACCGTTGAACTCTTGTTTTTTTGATTCAGCCTTAACAACGTTAGAATTGTTTGAATCCAACTCTGCTAGGCGTTTCATTACGTCGATCATTTGCATAATTATTTCCTTGGATCATAGTCAGATTGTTGTATCGGACTGGTTGTGTTTTCCTTAGAGTTAGTATTGTATTCTACTGTTTTCTCTTTGGGAATCTGTTGGCCTTGTTCTACACGTTGGGCCTTAATTGTATCATTCAATGCTTTTACAAAGCTCATGTTGTATTCGGTGCCATAATATTTTGTACTGTCTACATTAGCCGCTTCTGTGTAGTTTGGATCTTGTAGCAATGTACCTTCGTGCGCCTCTCTTGGAGCTTGGTATTCTTCTGTTGGTTCAAATGGATTACGTACTACTATTTGATCTCTGCCTAATCTTAGATTAGTTGAAATGTACTCGTGTAATTCCCATTGTGTTGTTGGATAATCTAAACTTACTTCGTAGATGTTAACTTCTGCGTGTTTGATTAATGGAAAATCTAATGGTAAAGCCTGGATAGGAGTTTTGCCTGTTTTTTTGAAACTAGACACTTGCCACTTGTTTAAAAGAGCTTCAAGCATCTTCTCGTTGTCAGCAGAAACGTCTCCTGCAATTTTGACCTTGAAGTCAAATGTGCGTTTGCTTTCTGTTAAGTATTCTTTGAATGATCTCATGTTTGTTTCCTGGTATATTATTTATTCATATTTTTAAGTTTTTCCAGGAGGCTATTACGGTCAGAAATGACATAACCCTCTCCCTCAACCATGCCATCTTCGCTTGGTCCATTTTTCTTATCTATAGCTAGCTTTTTAAGCTGTAGATCTATCATCTTTAGCTTTTTGTCGATTTTATTGGATTTAGCAGTAATAGCGGCATTAAGCATGTTGCCCGCTACTTCAAACATACGGGCTCCGTATCGTGCTTCTACGTTCATTCCGAGTGCCATGAGATCGTCATATGCTTGTTCTGCTTTGTTTGCTAGGTTATCTAGCTCTGAATCGCTCATATCTCCCAAGCCTTTAACTTGGGGCAAAGCGGCTGAAATTTTATCAAACTGTTCCAGGTTTTGTTGTAGATCAACATGCTGTACAGCCGTTAAATCTATGTTATCCGGCTTGGTGACAGGTTCTGGCTTTTTAGTTGATTCTATGTTTAGTAGTTCTTCGAGCTTTTTAGTCATAACTTTACTTATCGCTTTTTACTGCCATTATGGAAAATATCAGCCTCTGTTAACACTCTAAAAGTAAGCCCGCGACCTCTAGCCCATTGTCTGGCCATTTCCCACTTGACTTGATTGCGCACAAACTGTCCCTGATTGTAGGGATTTTTACCAACATTTTCTATCATAGTTTGATTCATGGGTTTTACTTCCCATATTTCGCTATGCTTTTTATTTTTCTTATCTGTATACACTACTAAAAAATCAGGTACGTAAACTGTTTGTTTTCCTGTCAGGGGATCTCTGTATGGGATTTTAACTGCTTCACTAGCCCATTGCTCGATGGCCGCATTTTCGTCACACATCTTCATAACGGCCGCTTCCCAACTGCTTCTATAATAAGGGGTACCCCCACCGACGTATTTTTCTGGGTTCTTTAGAATATAAGGACCACGTGCTGTGTTTCTCATTAGGCTAATATATTACGTTGTACGCTGTCCACTGGAATAAAAGATTGTGCCATTCCAAGACTGCTGGATTTATATCTGTTGTAGTTGAGTAATTCTGTAACCAGCGCAGATATTTGAACATTGTCTAGACCCTGGAGGGTGTCGATGATTTGAAAAGGTTTATATCCGTCGATTCTAGCTTGCCTTAATATTATATAGGTAATACTTTGTGCAGAGTGAGTATCAAATCCTCTACTAGTAAAGAAACCAACTGCGGCATCAACTGTGGCCGCATCTAGTGCTAATGTAGGTTTTCCATATTGGTCAAATACCTGTAGGGTAGAGGATGCACTATCAGTGATTTGTTCTTGTGGTATGTTATTATAGTATGTTGGCATAATCTTATATATTAAACGTCATAAACATCGGCGGAGTTTTCGGATCCTGTTGTATTATTGTTAGGCTGTGGATTCGCATTATCGTCAGGACCACCTGCTTCTTGATCATTCGGTGCGGCGTTTGCTTGAGGATCCGCAGGACCATCTGTATCTTCATCGGATTGTAAATTGTCTGGTTGCTGTTCAGTTTTTTGTGCTGTAGTCAACGCATTTTCTACTAGTGTTTGATTTGCCTGTAGTACGGAAAGATTAGCTTGAAGTTTTGCAGGATCTTGATAACCTTTTGATGCAAATTGAGCATTAACATCATCAACCGCAGATTGCCCACCAGCGGCCGCGGCATTTGCTACAGCTTGTGTATAAACTGCTTGTTGAGATTGCGCTGTGGATATCTGTGATTGCAGGGTTGATACTTGCGATTGATAATCTGCTGATAGAGAATTCAATGAATCGACATCAGCTGGCAATAGAGTAGGATCTAATGGAGTTATATCAGGAGTAACTGCTCCTGTGGTGCCGAGTTGGGTAGAAGTGCCGCCCGTACTATCAGTTCCAGCTCCGCCACCTATTACACCTTTTGGTGTCGCAGTAGTTTGACCATTTGTGCTAGAGTTTCCGCCCTTGAATAAACTTAGTGCGCCACCGACTACACCGCCACCAATGCCAACCGGTGCTCCAGATGGTATGTTTCCTCTGTTACCTATCGTGCCTAATACACCACCTAATATACTATATCCTTCTGCTTGTATGCCAGCTGAATTCAACTTACCAACATTCTTTGCTAGATTGGCGGCTGATAATGCTGTTCCTAATATTGAAGTTGGTCCAGTGCCATTACCACCAAATATTTCTTCGGCACCTGCGATAACACCGCCCGGACCAAATAACGTACCTGTGCCACCACCTTGGATGCTCAACGGACTTGGAGTTGTATCATAGTGGAACGTTGTCATCCCTGGCGGATCCTGTCGGGTAACCCGACCCTTACCATAGAAAACTGTTTCGTACTGCACGTTCATTTTGTTTTCTGAAAAACTGGTTTGTGATTGATCTAAGTGGGGATGATCCCAAGAGGTTACTAATGGGTTGATTAAAATATAAGAGTTGAAAACAGATCTGTTTAATTGATATATTATAATCGCTCTAAAGAACGGATCGGGTCCTTGATTATTGTTTAGACCATAAGCATTGGGCGGTACTAATTTTGAAGTGTAGGGACTGTACTTTGTATTGCCAAAGGCAGGATTACTTGCTTGTTGCATTGAATCCGATGTTGGCGAACTTGTTGCACTTCCGTACGTGGTATCTGCATAATAATATCTAAAATAACTTTGCCATAACTCGCTGGTTGTATTGCTCATGTCATCATGGAACGTGATACCAACAGGTTGATAATTTATTCTTGTTTGTATATTCGTGTGTCTATTATACTGATTTAATTGTTCTGTTTGAATTTGAAACTTAGGCAAATCCGCTTGCTTGACCAACATACCCGCTTCGATGTTTTGATTTTTTCCGTTGCTAAGAATACCTTTTACGTTTGCTCCGCCTAGTACTTGACCTATTGTGCCAAATAATCCGCTAGATTGACTGTTGGCTCCTGCTGATATCGCTGTTTGCGCAGATGGGTTGATAACAAAATATGTATAGTACATCCACCCAGCTTTGGGTGTTAATGCGTATAAGTTATCTCCATATAATCGTGCGGCATGCTGGAAATCGCCCATCGTGCCTTTGGGATTAGATGCGCCCGAGAAGACACCGGATAAAAAGTCAGTAATATTTGGCATGAAGTATTTAGCCGTAAAAAAAGGCCCAGAAAAAACCGAGCCTTTTTATACTATCTACTACGTTGATTAACCAGCGGCTAATGAACCTAATGTACGACCGACGTTTGTACCGATTCCAATTGGATTACCTGCGGTATCTGTTTGGATCGCGTTATCGAACTTGATTGTTAAGCTGATATCTAACGCTTCTGAACTTGAATAGTCTACTTGTTGATAAGTGATATCACCAACATAGCAACCAATCAACTCAAATGTTTCTAAAACTGTTGGATCAAATGCACCGTTACCACCGTCTAGGATTTCGATAACAGTTGTGAACTTGTAATCAATGCCTGAACTTGCAGATGCTTGCTCGAAGAAGTCGAATTGTTTCTGAATTTGCTCGCCACATAGCTTGCTAACTGCACTTGACTGATCATCACGGATTACCAATGTGATTGGATCCCATGTGTATTTGCCAGCGTAGTTAATCTTTGAGTTGTAAACATGAAGTTCCATGTTCTCAAAAGATACCTTTGGACGAGTTACGTTCATTACCTGCTTAGTAATTTCAGTTGTTGGTTTAGTAACACCGAAATTCTGTAACTGAACTCTAAAACGATATTTCAGTTTTGGCATCAACAAGCCTTGACTGCTTGCGCTTTGTCCTGCCGGTAATGGAACTGATAATTTACTTAAACTTGCGATTGCCATCTAAATGCTCCTTATTCTCTTATATTTACCCAATTATGCTTTCTTCAAATCGCCCAAATTACCGGCGGCAATTGCACCTGTGTTCAATAAGCGAACTGGAACATAAATGAATTCCACTGCTTTAACTGGTTCAATTGCTATGTCGACCCATAATTCTGATCTGTCAATTCTAGCAGGGGTATTGTTGCTAGTATCGCAAACTACCAAGTAGTCATAGATAGCACGTTGACCGACAAGTTCTAATAAGAAACTGTCGACTGCGTTTTTAACTTCGCTACGTGTGATTTGATCGTTTGGTTCAAATAAGTATGGGCTTACTAAGATACTTAACTGTCTACGTAGGTACGCTACTAAACGAGCTACGTTGATACGATCTAATGCACTTGCGGCAGGTGCACGTGTGTAGTTACCAAAGTTAACAATACCGCTACCTGTTAGTGTTGGGATTGGATTAACTTTAACACCAGCTAACACATCGCGTAGGCTTTGTGGAAGTGCTGTTGTAATAAACTCACCTGTTTGTCCGTCGATGTAACCAACTGACGTTGCATTGTCTACATTACCACGACGGATACCTGCTGGTGCAAACCATTCGTATGATTTAGCATCGCTGTTGATGAATGTACGTAACATCATATGACTTGGTGGAACAACAATATAGTTTCCTGTATTGTCATTTGTGTAACCACTTGGATAGAACATAGCCATGTAGTCATCATATGTTACTGCGCCTGTGTCGTTGTTGTCTAATGCTAGGGCGGCATTGCTACCCCAATTTTGTAATGATGTACCATCGCTTGGTAAGCGGAATGGTGTATCACCGATAACGAACGCTGTTTGACCGCGGTCTGTATTTAGAGCAACTAAGTTTCCAATAGCTTCTGGATAACCAGGGCAAGCAATCAAGTTAAACACTAGGCTGTCTGTATCACGTATCGCTGTGTTTGTATCAATTAGAGCTTTTAGAGCCGCTACTACGAAACCGCGTTGTGCATGGCGACCGAATGAACCAGAACCATCATTTTGGTTA